TCCTAGCCCTGTTCGCATTGCATTGCATCACCGCTAAGCACTGTTTGCCTAGTCTTGAAAGTAAGTGAGTGAGCGTGCATGCTTCACCCCAGGATTGTTAAATCCGTGCTGTGTATGTGTATGTGTATCTACCCACATAACTTTGATAGTTCTGGGGTCGCATAAGCCTCTGACCAGCACTTTTGCCGCAGGCAAAAATATATTAAAAATACTTTGGACAAAAGTGTCCGCTAAGGACCTTTTGGACACCTATAGTATAGTGAGAGGCGAAATTATCGGAGCCTCTCTACACACTAGCAGCGACCCTTGGGGTCGCACCCTAAAGGAAGCCCTAACCTTCGGCTTCGTTTAGACTACGCCTTCGGTTAGGAGATAAGCCCGAAACTTCCATATTTTCGTTTCGGTATGCCTATGGACAGAAAAAGAGTTACAGCAGCAAGCCATAAGAGCGATGCCATCAAAAGGCAAATTATCGAATTCCTAATGGAGGGGTACTCTGTCCAACGGGCGATGGATGCCGTAGGACGAAGTGTTAAGACCTACGAATACTACCGTAAGGTTGACCAGGAGTTTTCAACCCAGGTAGATAAAGTCCGTAGTATGACCGCCCGTGGCGAAATCAACGGGGCTAGAGGGGAAGTACCACCCTTCCCTGAATTCTCAGAAAAATTTTTAGGCACTCAGGTGTTCAAGCATCAGGAGCATTGGATTGATTTATTGGAGGGTAGAGAACCTTCGGATGTCCATCCTTCCATTACCCATGAACCTGGGTCCCCTGATTTAATTATTATCAATACCCCACCAGAACACGCAAAGTCCACGACCATTACGGTCAACTATGCTGTCTATCGGATTTGCCAGAACCCTAATATCAGAATCATGGTTGTGTCTAAGACACAGGCTATGGCACAAAAATTCCTGTTATCCATCAAAAACAGACTGACACATCCTAAGTACCAGGACCTCCAATTAACCTTTGGACCTCCAGGCGGTTTTCAAAAAGGGTCTGATTCATGGAAACAGGATTTAATTTATCTATCCTCTGAGTCTCGCGACTCTGGCGAAAAGGACCCTACAGTCCAGGCTATCGGTATCCGTGGTCATATCTACGGTGCCCGTGCTGACTTAATCATCATGGACGACTGTGTTGACCATACCAACGCCCATGAGTACGAGAAGCAGATTGACTGGATTCAATCGGAAGTTATGTCCCGTATTGACAACGATGGTGGTCGCCTACTGGTTATTGGTACCCGCCTTCGTCCCAAGGACTTGTACTCTGAACTGCGTGATGAAGCACGCTACCCAGATGAGACTTCCCCATGGACATACTTTGCACAACCTGCAGTTTTAGAATTTGACGAGGACCCTGAGAAATGGGTAACCCTCTGGGCTAAGACCAACATACCACCTGTATCTGGTAACGGAGAACCTGACGAGAACGGGCTGTATGACAAGTGGACTGGACCTGCCTTAAACAAAAAGCGCAGTCGTATTTCCCCAAATCTTTGGGCAATGGTTTATCAGCAACAGCAAGTCCATGAAGATGCAGCATTTCCTACCACAGCCGTTAAAGGTGTTATCAATGGCGCTCGTAACTTTGGAATTATTCCAAGGGGTAAGAACGGTGTGCGTTACAACGGTATGGATGGATTGATTGTTGTAGCAGGACTAGACCCAGCAGGCTCTGGTTATACCGCTGCCGTCTGTCTTGCTATAGATGTATCTACACAGAAGCGTTATCTTTTAGATGTATCTAACAAGGCTGCAATGAAGCCAGATGAGATTCGTGAACTCATTAAGGGTTGGACGGACAAATATAAAATTTCTGAGTGGCGTGTTGAGAAAAATGCTTTCCAAACGATGTTGACTCAGGACCGTGAGGTACGGGAATACCTGTCGTCACGGGGTGCAATTTTACGCGAACATCATACGGGTCAAAATAAATGGGACACCAACTTCGGAGTTGCATCCCTGACGACCCTCTTTTACGGATGGGAAGATGGCAAGGCTCTTATTGAGTTTCCATCAACGCATGCATCAGAAGGTATTAAGACACTAATCGAACAACTCGTCACCTGGTATCCAGATGCACCTAAGTCACAAAAGACAGATACCGTCATGGCTTTTTGGTTTGCTGAACTTGGTGTGCGTGACCGAGTAGCAAGTGCTACAAATTTTTTCAAGTCACACAATCGTATGAATATGTTTCATACAAAGTATGACGAATCAAGACAAATAACCGTTAATTTAAATGACTACAACTATTCATAGAACTGGAGGTGGGTGCGATTCTAACTGTAGATGAAATTAAGAATAACTTCCTCATTATCAAACAAGCATTTGCTGACCGCGATAGTCGCATGGAAGATGTCCTCCTAGTTCGTAAAGGTCGCATGCGCGATGTGTACCCTGACTTATTCCCAGATGGTCCTTTCGAGAACCCAATCGTGGCAAACATGGTGGACATTTCAGCGCGTGACTTATCAGAAGTCATTGCTCCTATGCCTGCGTTTAACTGCAACTCACCTACTATGGTTTCTGAGAAGGAACGCAAGAAGGCAGATAAGCGCGAGGAGATTGTTAACGGCATTGTTGACTTCTCCGATATTCAAACTCAGATGTTTACAGCGGCAGACCGCTATGTAACTTACGGATTTGTACCTGCACAAGTAGAGTATGACCTAGAAGCACAGATGCCACGCATCCGTTTCTTAGATTCATACGGTTCATACCCAATGATTGACCGCTTTGGTCGAGTTCAGTACTTCTACCAACGCATTGAGAAGCCAGTATCAGAGTTAATGGCTGCATACCCAGAGTATGCCCACATTATTTTTGACAAAGATGAGAACACAACAACTTCTGTACTTGAGATTGTTCGTTATCATGACAAAGACCAGGATGTTTTGTTCATCCCATCACGCAACAACCTTGTTATTGACCGTTCAAAGAACGCATTAGGTGAGGTTATGGTTCGTGTTGTACAGCGACCATCACTTGACTCACAATCACGCGGACAGTTTGATGATGTTCTAGCAATTCAGGTAGCAAAGGCACGCTATGCGTTGCTTTCTCTTGAGGCTGCGACTAAGGCAGTACAGGCACCTATCGTTGTGCCACGCGATGTTAGCGATTTAGCACTTGGTCCAGATGCAGTTATCCAAACTGAGCGCCCACAAGATGTACGCCGTGTATCTATTGAGATTCCTGGCGGAACTTTTGCACAGCAACAGGTACTTGAAGGTGAATTACGCCTAGGCTCACGCTATCCAGAGTCTCGTACAGGTAACATTGATGCTTCAATCATCACAGGTCGTGGTGTTCAGGCACTTATGGGTGGCTTTGACACACAGATTAAGACAGCACATGCAATGTTTGCTCGTGCTTTCGTAGAACTTATCAGCCTTGCACTCAAAGTTGATGAAAAGATTTTTGGTAATGTAGAGAAGAACCTACGCGGTACACGCAACGGTACTCCTTACAACATTAAGTACAAGCCAATGCGCGATATTGATGGTGATTACACTGTTGATGTCCAGTATGGCTTGATGGCAGGACTTGACCCTAACCGCGCCTTGGTCTTTGGACTACAGGCACGCGGTGACAAGTTGATTTCACGCGACTTCCTTCGCCGTCAAATGCCATTCTCCTTCAATGCAACACAAGAAGAAGAAAAGGTTGACACAGAAGAACTACGCGATGCCATGAAGCAGGCTATTGCTTCTTATGCTCAGGCTATTCCAGCCCTTGCATCTCAAGGTCAAGACCCATCTGACATTCTTTACAAACTTTCATCCGTTATCAATGCACGCCAGAAGGGAACCTCTATCGAGGTTGCGGTTTCTGATGCGTTTAAACCACAGAATCCCCCACCTGGTGCGATGACCCCTGATGGTGTAAGTCCTGAGATACTTGGGCAAGCAGGCGCGGTCCCTCCAGGTGAGGGGCAACTTCCAGAAGGACTAAGCCCAACAGGTCGTATGACGGGTGTGGCACCAGGACAGATTGCTCCAGGTGGCAGACCAGATGTTCAATCCTTACTAGCAAGTTTAACAGCACGAGGCGAACCTAATTTGCAGGCATCCCTCATCAGACGAACACCAGTGTAAGGAGGTGAAAAAATGAAAAAAGCATCAGCACTTAAGAAGGGCTACAGCAAGAAGCCTGCTAACCAGGGTTCAGCAGGAAAGCCTAACTACCAGAAGCCAATGACAGCAAAGAAGGCATCCTCTAAGGGAGGTAAGGTCTTTCAGACTGCACAGCCATCAGGTACACGCGGTTCAAAGAACAAGTAATTAAATAGTCGGCTGCCGAAAACGCAGAGTTAATGGGTTGATAACCGCGATTAACATATCAAACAGTCCTGAGCATTTGACATTAAAAGGCTCACCAATTTTTCAAACGCTAATTTAGCATTGGGGTAATCATGGCAGTAGAAGCAAATAAGAATTTTAAAGTATCCGCTACAGGTGGAGACGGTTCAAGCGGACAAGCAGCACAGTACGCTGCAGGTATTGACAACGCAGGAGATTTTTATGAACTTCAAACTCAAGCCCCAATGTCAAAGTCTGGCGTACAGTTGCCAAATAGAGGCAATCCTGTTATACCTAAGATGGCAACTGGCGATATTGTTCCTCTCGATGCTAGAACACTCTACCCAGAAGAAGGAGTAGATACAGGCGCAGCCATGGGACCTAATGCAGGTGAAGAAATTATGGCAGCACCAAGCATGCTTGCAGCGCAAAACAATGAAGATATTGCTGCGCTCGCTGCTAATATGCCTTTCTATGCAAAGGTTGCTGAGTCACCAAATGCATCTAACGCAACTCGCAACTGGTACCGCTACATTCGTAGTCAAATAGACAGTCAGGCTCAGTAGTGAGTTGGATTGAAAACCTTGGCAAGATGGCAAAGTCAGCAGTTGACTTTACTGGATTGCCTGGACTATTTAAAGATTTAGCAACTGCGGGTTCTAATGATGACCCGTGGTATGTAGATGGCATTAACCTTGCTAAGAATACAATCAAGGTTTCAACTACACCTGTCCGTGCTGCCGTTGGCGGTTTACTTGCAGTAGGTGAAGCATCATACGAATTAGGTGGCAAGGTACGCCGTGAAGGTGTTGAAACAATCCTTGACCAACCTTTCATGTACAACAAGTTTAAGAACGAGAACGAGTCATACTCCGACTACACCGCCCGCGTTGAGCGCGAAAAAGAAAACATCAGTCTTGGGCAAGCGACTCTTTCCGTTCTCTCTCCTGGTAAAAATTCTGGCGATAAGTCAGGATGGTTACAGGACTGGACAGATAACAACCTAAAGTTTTTATCTGCTGGCTTTGACCTGTTCGACCCAACAGACCGTGAGACTGCTTTTCAGAACCAGTACACAGGAAAGTTTCTTTCAGGTATTCAAGACATTACTGCATCAACAATCATTGACCCATTGACCTTTACAGGTTTCATTGGCAAGGGTGCAGTCATTGCTGCTAAGGCACCAATGCTAGATACAATCTCTGGTAAGACTGCTCGTGCAGTATTTGGTAAGTTTGCAATGACAGAGGAACGCCTTGATGGATTGCTAGTTAAAGCACTTGATGGTCAAGGCGAAGCAGTTACAGATATTAAGTTCCTTGCTAACACAGGTGCTAGAGAACAATACGAGTACTGGCGCAAGAAGAAGGTTACTAACCCAGATGCCATGGCGTATTTGTTTGGTCGTGCAACAACTGACCAAGAAGTAGTAGATACTTTCCGCGCTGTTATGTTTAAAGACACAGATGCAATCTCAAAGATTGTAGATGTAGATGATGAGGCTGGCTTAGTTATTGATGCACTCGGTGATGTGCCACATCCACACCGTATGCTTCTTGAAGGCAAGTCAGAAGGCGACATGATTACTTCGCCTAAGTACAATGAAGTTTTACAAGGTTACATCTCACGGGCTAGCACCGATGATGACCGCTTCCGCGTAGCGCTTGAGACAGTACAAACTGGTGGACAGTTTAAGTACGGTTTCAGCCGTGGACCTTGGGAAGGCAAACTTGCTGAGAAGTCTAAGGCTAAGGCTGCTCGTACATTTGCTGAACCAGAATCTGTCTTAATACAAAAGACAAGCATGCACCCAATCATCAAGGTAGTTAACTACTTTAAAGATGAAATGCCAAGCGGTGTATTTAATGTTAACGATGGCGATTCATACACAGAGTTTAATGCTTTCTTAGGTGAGGTTAATAACTTATCTAAAGGTGCATTTGGCGCACGAGCAGCACAATATGCTGACCAGTACTTAGGTGCTGCATCTGCAGGTGAGCGCAACGGAGTTATCCAGCGTGCTGAGAAAGAAGCGCTTGCTACTCTCTTTCCTAACTACGACCAATCAACTGTTGACAGTCTTTATGCAATCTTTGATTACCGCCGTGCCTCTCGCATCAAAGCACACCGCGACCAAGGATTCGTTTCATACCTTGAGAATGGTCAAGTTATCAGCGCAGTTTCACCAGTGCTACAGCGTGAATCTGCTAACTATGTAATTATCGCAGACATGCGTAAGTTATCTCGTGCTATCAAGTCACACGAAAGCATCCTTCCAGGATTGCTTGATGGCATTGATGTTCAAGATTTGACAATGCGTACAGACAAGGGACTCGCTGCCCTTGGTACTATCAATGACATCTTTAAGACTTCTGTTCTTATGCGCCTTGGTTACACCGTTCGTAACATTACCGAAGCACAACTATCTATGTTGGCTAAGGGATTTGCTATGCCAGCAATGGTTGCAGCAGGTGGCAAGGATGCTGTTGGGCGATTCTTTAATAACCGTCAGGTTGGCTTTACCCGTCTTATTGACCAGGTAAATATTAACGCTGGTCGTATTGATGATGTACCAACTTTGCAGTACGCATTTATGTCAGAGGTTGACAAACTGCGTGCCGTTGACATGAGCCGTAAGCAACTTGCTAAGGCAATCTCAACACGCATTGGTGAACTTGAAGGCGATGCATTTAAGCAGCGTTTTACTGCAGGTGTTGGTCCACTTACTGTTGAAGATGAAGTTCGTACACTCAAGGGTGTACTTGCAGATTTAGAATCAGTAACCCTTTACCATGGCTCAGCAGACGGTGCATTTAAACTTGATGAGTCTCGCTCGCTTGCTATGTCTGCTTCTCCTGCGATTGCTCGCCGTTACGCACAGGGTGGCATTATCAAGTCAGTTGAACAGTACATCCCAACGCCATCAGGTCGTCCTGGTCGCTTGGGTGAACAACCACTAAGCAAGGCTGGCACATTAGCACCACTGGATGAAGTAAAGTTAATTCAACGCCTAAATCCAAATATGAGAAATACTTCTGGTGTTGCATTAGTTAAGACAGACTATATTAAAAAGTTTATAGAATTTGACCGTGCTGGGGCTCAAGCAACTCCTGGTTATAGTGCTGAAACTATTACAAAGATTACCGATGATTTAAAGTCTGGTAAAGGATTTACAGACCCTTTAATTTTGGAATACTATGTTAGTGATAGTGGAGAACTTTTACTTAAATTAGGAGAAGGAAACCACAGGTTACAGGCAGCATTAAGGGCTGGAATTGATTCTGTTCCAGTTGCTATTGTCAAAGGTTATCCAAGTACAAAAAATTTAAAGCGTACTGGCATAACTTCAAAAATTATTCCAGATAGAATGGGATACATTCCTGGCAATCCAAATCCTCGCACTTTGCTAGAGCCAGATGCAATGAAGAATTTGGAAAGAGAACCTAGAGTTCCTTCTGCCAAGCGTGAAGATGTACTTAATGAGGCAATGCTTAAACTGCAATCAGACATGATTGATGCTGTTAATAGCGGTGCTAAGGTTGAAATTAAGCGCGGTTCCAAGTGGGCTGAGGTTAAGTCTATTGATTATGAGACACTCGTATTAGCACTTGAGACAGATGAAGTTGAAACAGTTTTGTTTAAGAATTGGTCACGCCGTCCAGTATTCCGTGTCAACGCCTCCAAGGGTAATGTTCAACCAATCCGTGTCTATGGACCATCGTTGTACATGACTCGTTGGAGCGAACTGCCAATGGATGTACGCGCTTTGTTTAATAACAAGGCTTCTGAATTTACTGCATGGAACAAGTCAAAGGGCTGGCAAGACCAGACTTCCCCTGTCTATAAGTACCTTCGTGAGAATGGTTACGGCAACGCTGTAGTACTTGATGACAAGCGTGCTGGTGGAGTTTCATATATCGTATTGCCAGAGTCTATTGATAAGGCTGGTCGCAAGCGCGAGGTCACTCGTACCGTTACAGAAATGGAACAACGCGCTCAGATTCAAATGGCAGAAGATTTACCAGAAATTGGTCTTGAGCCAAGAATGGTTACTGCTAAGGAACGCCGTCAGGCACGACAGGCTGCAAAGAAAGCACAACGCCGTCCAGATGTTGCTATCTCTCCTTACTACAATAAAGACAATGTTAATGCTGCTATTAACAATGGTGTAGAAGATGCTGCAGAAAACCTTGCTCGACTATTTACTCTTTCACATGCACACCTTGATGATATGTCAGAGCGCCTTGGCTCTGCTATTACTCGCGCTGAATCTAATGCAATTAAGCAGCGCACAGGTTATGGCTATATGGACATTGAGGCTGGCGGTTACAAGTACAATGTTCCAGAAGTATTCCAGGATGCATCATGGTTCATGGGTCGTACCTCAGCCGAGGACACATGGAACGCAATGGTTGCTACACAGGAGATGGCATTTACAACAGGCATTGGCGCTCGTACAGTAGCCCCTGTTAAGCCATCAGACCCACGCTATTTTGAGGCATGGGCAAATGTTTTGAACATGCACTTCCGTGACCCTGAGACAGGAATCATGGACCCTGTTGTCCGCAAGATTCTTGACGGTGATACAGATGATGACATCCTTGGTTGGATGACTCGCAACTTTGAAGGTCGTAAGTACGCTAACGATACTTACACAACACCACGCCAGTCATTTGGATTTACTGCCCTTAAGGGTGGAGAACTAGATGAGGACTTGCTTGAGAAGATTAACATCACTCGTGGTGCTGTAAAGGTTTATATTCCAGATGAGGAAACCGCACTTATCCTTAGCCGTGTTAAGGAAGAAGATGGCAAGGTTATCTCAGGTGGCGAAGTTCAGAACTGGTTACGCGATAGATTCGGTAGCAACCCAGAAAGCCTTCCAGAAATTAACGGCTTGCTTGTTACAACAAGTAAAGAGTACCGCGACCAGGAACGCCTGATTGATACCTTTAACCGCCGTGTTATGCGCTTCCTTGGCTCAATGCCAGAAGATGTATTTGCCCGTCACCCATTAGTAAAGGCAACATACAACAAGCGCATCAAGGGCAACATTGAAGCAATGGCTGCAGCAAGGGGAACTGACAAGTTAACCGCTGAGGAAATTGACCGTGCTATCCGTGGCGCTCGTGAAGAAGCACGCCGTGAAGTTGAGCGTACATTGTTTACCATTGTTCGCCGTAGCCGTGCATCATCTAGCCAGGTAATGCAGTTGATGTTCCCATTCTTTGCAGCCTACGAAAATACAATGAAGCGTTGGTCTGGCATCATTGCTGAGAACCCAACAGCAGTTGCAACTGCAGGTCGTGTCATTGCACAGATTGTTAATGGTCAAACAGTTATTGACCAAGATGGCAATCGCATTACAGATGCTAAGAAGTTATCAGAAGAAGGCATGGCTAACTTGGTTATTCAAGTGCCACAAGGCTTTATTGATTCACTTCCAAAAGCATGGCGAGAAGTAGCGCAGAATTCATTCAAGAGCGTAAGCATCCCGCTTTCATCTCTTGATGTTATTACACAGGGTCAGCCTGGAAACCCAGGATTTGGTCCTTATGCTGTACTGCCAACATATCTGATTGTTCGCAACCGTCCAGAGTTAGAGGATGCGTTCCGACCACTGTTCCCTGCTGGTCAGCCGCAAAATGCTTTTGACTTGTTCACACCTGCAGCGCTACGCCGCTTGCGTACTATGTGGACACAGGATGAACTATATGTCCGTACATTCAACCAGATGCTTCGTTATGAGACTTACAACTTTAACAGCGGTAAGCGCACAGACGAGCCAACTTTGGATGAAATTAGAGACAAGACAAACAAGTTCTTTATGCTTCGTGCATTAGGTTCAATCTCATTGCCTGTTGCAGTTAGCCCAGAGACTGACTTCTACCAACAAACATTCCGTCAGTTCATGACTCAGTATGGTCCAGGTGAAGCAGAGGCTAAGTTCCTTGAGATGTACCCTGATTTCTTTGAGGCAACTGTAAGCCTATCTAAGTCACCAGGTGGACTTGAGGCTAACATTGATACTGTTAGAAATCTTAAGAAGTTCCAGAACCTTATGGCTAATGCCGAGGCTAATGACAACCCAGAACTTATTGGCTTCCTTGCCAATGACTTCGATGGGCAGTACACTTTTAGCCAGGCTGCATACCAATGGCAATACCGTCAAGGAGCATATCCTGGTTCAAAGAACACTTACCGTCAGAACCGTAGCCCAGAAGAATTGTTACGCGATGCAAACATCAAGCGTGGTTGGACACAGTTCAATTCATTGATGGGTCAGATTAACACTTACAAGATTCAGAACGGAATCGTTTCTGATAATGATGATGCCCTAAAGCCAGTCATGGCTGGTAAGAAACTATGGCTTCGTCAGATGGCTGAGCAAAACCTTGACTGGTACTCAGAATATATTTCTCCAGACCGTGGCAAGTATGAGCGCAGAGCGCAAGTACTTGAGACAGCCTTGGCAGATAAAAAGTGGATGGCACAAAATGGCAATCGTCCAGTAGTTAAGGCTATGGCTGTGTACTTAGATGCTCGTAAGCAACTAGGTAACTTGCTACAACAGCGTGAACGAGCAGGTGGCTCACGCATGCTAGAGGCTAAAAGCAATGCAGATATTGTATTTGTACTTGACCAAGTACGCACACAACTTATTGCAGAAAGTCCAGAGTTTGAAGAATTTATGAATCGTTATTTTATCAATGATACGGTGGTGGTGTAAGTGACTACAGGAAAAGAACCAAAGCCTAATACAAAGTCAGGCACACCTGCAGGTACAGGTACGCCATCAAGTGGTATCAATTTAGCAGACTTAATTGAAAAAGCCCAGGCTGCAGGTCTAGGTGGAGATGTTTCCTCTAAGGGTCCAGTTTACACCAAGCAAGATGCCGAGGCTGCTGTTCAGTCTGTTTACCAGCAACTCCTTGGTCGCAATGCTGTTGGTGCTGAGAGGTCTAAAGCAATCAATATGTTCCTTGGTCAAGGTGCAGATACTGGTGCATCTGGTCGCCAGCAGGCAATCGTTGACATGGTTCAAAATGACAGAGAATTTATTGTTCGTCAAGAAAATAAGTATATGGATGCTATCTACAACCGCGTTGCACAAGATGTAAGAGAGGCACAAGGATAATGGTTGACCGCAGAACCGTAATACCTGAGACTCCACAGGAGCGCATCCGTAAAATTGCTATTGCTATTTCTCAAAATGAGCAAATTATTAAATCTGAAAAGCCTGGTAGCGCTAGGTTTAAGACTGCACAAAAAGCACTTGAGGAATTGCGTAAAGCATTTAATGATGCAAATTCTGATTTAACAGCAGAACGCAACAAGGTTAAGAAGGCTGCTGCTGAAAAAGCAAAGGCTAAGGCTGAGGAAGATTTAGCCCGTGCTGAGGCGCTTAATGATTCAAAGGCTGCTCAAAAAGCCCGTGATAAAATTCGTGCTGCTGACGATGCTGCTGCTGCAAGTTCTGACCCAACACTTAAAAAGGATACTACGCCTGCAGATTCAGATGGCGATGGCATCCCAAATACTCTTGACAAAAACCCAAATACATTTGATAAGCCAACGCCAAAGCCGAAGCCAAAGCCAACTACTCCTACTCCAACACCAGCACCTGCGCCAGCAACTCCTGGTCAAGATATAAAGGATTTGTGGGTTTCATACCTTCGCACAACCTTTGCATCTTTAGAAGATAAGACACAAAAGGCTGAGATTGATATTCTTCTTAAGCGTGCTAAAGATGAGAAGTGGGATGAAGATACCTTTATGGATGCCCTTGAGGGTACCGTATGGTGGCAAGCAACTTATCCAAGTATCCGCAAATTCTTCTTAGATACACATGACCCACGCAATGCATCAACCTTTGCCGAAAAAGTTGCTAACACAATGGACTCAATGCTTGGCAAGTTAGAGGCTTTGGGTGTTACTATTCGTCAAGTTGACCCTGCCACAGGCAAGGTGGTTGACAATACAGACTTTGTTAAGGGTATTGCACTTAAGTCAATCGAGAACAACTGGGATGATGACCAACTAGAGCAGTACCTTTCTACACAAAGTAGCGTTCTTTTTTCTGGTGGCGGAACCCTTGGTTCATTCTATGACCGCATTGCTCAGCAAGCATACCTTTATGGCGTGCCTCTTGATGAGACTATGAAGAAAACAATTAACACATCATTGCTTGACCCACTAGATGGTCGCGATGCAAACTACTGGATTAAGACAGTAAAGGACATGGCTTACGATGCACCGCAGAACAAGCCATTCTTGGCTTCTCTCCAAGCAGGTCGTAACCTATACGAAGTAACTAACAGTTATCGAACACAAATGGCTAACCTTCTTGAGGTTGACTCAACTGCTATTACATGGAACGACTTGATGGGTAAGGTTGTTGATAACACCACAGGTAATGCTCGTACATTTGCAGACTTTACAAAGCAACTTAAGTCAGACCCGTTGTGGCAGTACACAAGAAACGCTAAAGAAACATACAGCAATACAGCACTTGATATTGCCAAGATGTTTGGATTTATGGGGTAATCATGGCAGATTTCGCAGCAGCACTTCGTAAACTAACTTCTGGTGGAACACTTACACAGGCAGAAAGAAACTTGCTTGGCATGGGTCCTGCACCTACACCAACTCCTGCTGCACCTGTGGCTACACCTACAGTCACAAGCACAACTAACCCAAACATGTTTGGTCCAGGAAAAATTCCTACTGCTGCCAATGAACCTGCTCCTACAGAAGATGAGTATGTTACTAACTGGCGCAGTGGTCTTAGAGCCAAAAAAGGTACAGCCCTTGGAGACTTGTATGAAAAGCAAAATGCTGAGCGCGAAATACGCGATGCAGCATTTGCCAACAAACCTACAGAGGACCCAGGAGTAGGATTCTACTGGCAATGGCAAGAGCGTAATCAGACATGGGCAAAGATTCGTGCAACATTCGGTGGTACTGGTGGCAATAACAACGCTGGCGGTAACAATAACACTGGTGGTGCAAACTACACAGGCTCTGGCACTGCTACTGACCCATTAAAACTCAATGGCGCAAACTTTACTGGAAGCCTTGGCGGAGTTGAATATGTCAATGGTGTCATAAAGACTAACAACGCTAACACTGGTGGCTCAAACTATACAGGTTCTGGAAGTACTAACGACCCGTTGAAACTTAACGGAGCAAACTTTACTGGAAGTATTGGTGGAGTTAACTATGTTAACGGCGTTAAGGAAGATACAGCAAAGCGCACCGCACAACAAGATTTTCGTTCAGCACTTGCAGACCTTGGCTTAGCAGATTTAGCAGATACTGTTGATGGTTTAATTAGACAAGACTTCACAGTTGCACAGATTAAATTAGAACTACCTAAGCAACAGGCATACAAGGATAGATTCCCTGGCATGGAAGCACTTCGTGCTGCAGGTCAGGCTGTCAACGAGGCTACCTATATCTCCATGGAGAGAGGTTACCTACAGACACTACAGGCTTACGGACTTGATACCAAGGTACTTGGTTCTCGTAAGCAATTAGGTACTTATGTTGCTAACTTAGTTAGCCCTCGTGAGTTTGAGGAGCGAGTTAATCTTGCTGCTACTCGCGTTAAGGATAACGCAGATGTTATTTCACAGTTTAAGGTTTATTACCCAGAGGTAGATAACGCAGCACTTACTGCATATCTACTCAATCCAACCGTTGGTATGGACATCATCAAGAAGCAAGTACGCCTTGCTGAGATTGGTGCTGCTGCTATGGATGTCGGGTTTGGTACTGGTGTTTCAATAGTTGAAGCAGAGGAACTACGCGGTGGTGTTGGTGAGCAGGACTACCAGACAATCAGGTCAGCCTTTGCTCAAGCCAAGGTTCTTTCAGACCAGCAAGCACGCCTTGCTCGTATTGAAGGAACTAACTACTCACAGAATGAGGCGATTCAAGGAATCGTTGGCAAAAACATTCAAAGCCAGATGGCATCTCAGAAGCGTGCTGAGCGAGAAACAATGACTCGCTTCGGTGGTCGTTCTGGAGTAACAAGTACATCGCTTAGAAGCGATACAGAAATATAAAAGAATCCCCACTTAACCGACCAGCCTAGGTGGGCGTAAAAGACTGGTAGTGATAGCCAATGTAGTTTCCCCTAACTGCATTGTGGATTGCGAATACAACTAACAAAGGGAGATAGGTAGATGGCTACCAACTATGAATACGATGACGAAGATGATGAAACCACCCAAGACGGTGGCATCAATCAACTCCGCAAAGTAAACCGTGCGCTTGAAAAGCGTGCAAAGGAACTAGAACAGGAGTTGTTAGGTCTTAAGTCACAGACCCGTCAGCGTACTGTCAAGGATGTGCTACAAGCAAAGGGTTTCAACCCAAAGATTGCAGCGTTCGTACCAGCAGATATTGATACTTCGGAAGAAGCAATCAATAACTGGATTAACGAATATGGCGATGTATTTGGTGCAGTAACCCAGGCTGAAAATCAGTCAACACAACAGTCTCACGATGTGACTGCTCAAGCAAGAATTAACAACATGGTCGCTACTGGTCAGGCTCCAAACCTTGACACAGATTCCATGTCGCGAGTCTTGCAGGCAAAGTCACGCGATGAACTAGATGCACTCCTTGGTTTGTAATTAACCCAACCAACTAACCAATCACCAGGAGGTGAACCCACATGGCATATACAGATACCTCGTCTATGGCAGGTCTTGTAAAGACCGCTTATGACCGTTATGTAGAATTTGCCCTCCGCGATACGCCGATGATTCGTGCAGTAGCGGATAAGCGCCCAGTTCAGCAGGCGATGCCAGGTTCAAGCGTTGTATTCTCACTTTACAATGACTTGGCTGCAGCAACTGCTGCTCTTTCAGAAACAACTGATGTAGATGCAGTAGCACTACCAGATGTTTCAACAGTTTCAGTTACTCTAAACGAACAGGGTAACGCAGCACTTGCAACACGCAAGTTGGAACTGCTTTCACTATCAGATGTTGACCCAGCAATCGCTGACATCATCGCTTACAACATGGCTGACTCACTCGATGACATCGCGCAGCAAGCGCTTGTCAACGGTGTGAATGTTATCTATTCAGGTACAGCAACATCAACTCTAACTGTTACAGCAGGTATGACACTCACATCTGCTAACCTTCGTAAGGCAGTTGCTAAGTTGCGTACAAACAAGGCTGTTCCTCGTTCAGGAAGCCTATACTGGACAGGTATCCACCCAGAAGTTTCACACGACCTTCGTGCTGAGACAGGAAACATCGGCTGGCGTGACACACACCAGCACACAGATGCTTCATTGGGTAACCTATTCGCAGGCTCAATCGGTACATACGAAGGTGCTTTCTTCATTGAAAACCCACGCATGTTCTCAAGCAAGGCAGGCGCAGACCAGACAGCATTGGCTACAACAGCCGTAACTGTTGCTGGTACATCAGCAGGCTTCACATTCGGTGTTGCTTCAACATCAGTCATCGCATCTCGCGCAGAGGTCGGCGACAAGATTTCAGGAACAGGCGTAGGAACATCTGCGAAGATTACTGCAATCACAACATCAGGTTCAACAACAACACTTACTGTAGATGTTGCTAACTCAGCAGCAGTAACAGTATCAACTGTTGTAACTGTTACACCTGTAACTCGCGTATTCGACACAATCCTTGCTGGAAAGCAAGCATTGGCTGAGGCTGTTGCACAAGAGCCATCAGTTGTTATCGGACCAATCACCGATAAGTTGATGCGTTTCCGTCCAATCGGATGGTACGGTGTTATCGGATGGTCACGCTACCGCGAGGCTGCTCTATACCGCATCGAATCAGGTTCATCAATCGCTGCTCTCTAAGCAGTAGTTGTCGGGGGGTGGGGCGAAAGCCCCATCCTCTGCAACAGAATAGGACAATATGACTCAGTACATTTTTACTACACCCATCGTTGAAGAAACTCCAATGTCTGATGGTCCTTTGTTCTCGCGCTATAAAATCAATAAGGGAGTTTCTGTCTTAAGAGTTAACGGTATCTATTCCTCATATCGTTACCCAGCACAGGTTGATGTTGATGTTGCTACTGAGTTTTACTTAGGTGGTACTAAGACTTTAATCACGCAAGAGACAGCAGATGCCTTGACTGCTCAAGGCTACGGGGAGTACATAACACCAGCATGAGTTTACACAGACGAACTACACATCCTGAGTATGTTGAAGGATGTTTTGGCTGCAAGGTTTCTACACTTGAAATGGGTGTAGGAGATGCCAATTCTAAAGTAAGTATGTCAACTACAAAGTGGGATGCAGAACTCAAGGCATATAAAGATGCCCGCGCTCAAGGTATTCAGCCAGCAGGTACAAGCATGCAGGCAGTCCAGAAAGCAGTAGATATTTCAAACAAGACAGGAAAAGCATACGGCGCTTAAGGGGCAAACATGACAGCCATCGTTGGTATCCAGTTAAAGAACGCAGCAGTTATTGCTGGTGATTCCAGGATTACCTACAACGATAAGCCCTATGCAGCAAAAGGTATTGAGAAGGTTATCACCAAGGACGAGTATGTAATCGCCTTTGCTGGAGATGACCAAGCAGCAAACATTGCACAATACCTATGGCAGCCACCTAAAGTATCCAGGGTTATGGATTCAGATAAGTTTATGATGAGCAAAGTATTGCCATCACTTCGCAAGGCAATGATTGACAATGGGTACAACCCAGACCCTGCTGATAGAGATGCAGGCTTTGATGCACTCGTTGCCTTTGACGGAATCATTTATGAGATTAGCCATTACTACTCCTTCTCCCGCGATGACGGCGGGTTCTATGCAATCGGTGGTGGTGGCAACTTAGCACTTGGCGCAGTAGCAATGGTTGGTCCTAAGACAATCAAAGATGCCGAAGAAGTTGCTATAAAAGCAATACAGATTTCTGCTAACTACAACACAACTGTTGGCGGAGAAACACAAGTTACAGTCCAAAGGAGTAGAAATGTGCATTAAGTGCGGATGTTATGGAACAGTGAGTCCATATGGTGTTGGTGGGAGAAAAGTTAACTCTGCTCCGACTGCAGCAAATGTTGCTCAGTACAACAAGCCTATTCAGCGTATTGGCGAAGTGCCAACAGGCAAGCGCCTTGAGATGGAAGATGACGAGGACTAAACCATGAAGAAAAAAGCAGCAATGAAAAAGGTTGAAAAAGTAATGGGCGAGTACAAGCGTGGAACTCTTAAGTCAGGCAAGGGTGGACCCGCTGTTAAGTCTAAGAAGCAGGCAGTTGCTATCGCCTTGAGCGCAGCAAAGATGGCTAAGAAGAAGAAGTAATGCCAGCCAAGAAGGACCCACGCCTAGCCCGTGCTGGTGTGTCAGGCTTTAACAAGCCTAAGCGCACACCAAGTCATCCAACAAAGTCTCATGTTGTTGTGGCTAAGTCAGGTTCAGAAGTAAAGACAATTCGTTTTGGGCAACAGGGAGTCTCAGGAGACAGACAACCTTCTGCCCGTCAAGCATCGTTCAAAGCACGCCATGCAAAGAATATTGCCAAAGGCAAGATGAGTGCAGCGTATTGGGCAGACAAGGTGAAGTGGTGAAGAAGAAAGCATTTTGGGATACAAAGAATCCAAAGAAGAAATCAACACCACTAACACCAGCACAGAAGGCAAAGGCTAAGGCTGCTGCTAAGAAGGCTGGTCGCCCTTACCCAAACCTCGTGGATAACGCAGCAGCAAAGAGAAAGGCTAAGTAATGGCAACAGGAACAGCAGGAAGTTCACTAGCAGACGAACTCAATCGTTTAGCCAATGGTGGTACCTATCCAGTAATGACAGCATACGAATCTGAACAAGGTGCTGCCAATGCATGGGCTGGCACCAATGGCTTGGGTCTTATTGCTGCCCTGAATTACAAGGCAAGTTCATCTCGCCAGCCTACTAACTATAAAGACTTTAATGCTATCTGCAATGAGTTAGCAGGAACCACTGGATTATCAGGAGTCGTAGCATTGAGGAGCATTAACCTATGAGTTCATATTTAGATTTAATTGAGCGTGTTGATTCAGTTCTTCATGGATACACAGACAATGTTGAGCCGACCAGTTGGTTAACATCACCTGCATCATCAACTACAACTACTCTATCTATTGCTGATGCAACAGGTATGGGTCGTGGCTTTGTGCAGATTGATGATGAGATTGTCTTTGTTAATAGCACAGACAATGTAGCCAACACATTAACACTTACCCCATGGGGTCGTGGACAGCGTGGCACTAGCCCTGCAGCACACGAAGAAAATGCAAAGGTAATCGCAAGCCCAATCTTTCCACGAGCAGAAATCAAGAAGGCAATCAATAACACTATTGATGCTATGTACCCAATGGTATTTGCCTCTGGTACAACTGACTTCCCCTTCATTGCAGCACGCACTACATACCAGTTGCCAGCAGACTTCCAGGCAATCCTTGGCGTGACATACTCAACAGTAGGACCATCTCGTGAATGGTTCCCTGTTCGTGGCTACACACTAGACCACACAGCAGACATTGATGCTTTTGCATCTACTCGCAGTATCAGTATCTACTCAGGTATTACTCCTGGACAGACAGTACATGTGGCATACAAGAAGCGCCCTACATTGTTAGTAGATGAAGATGATGATTACGCAACAACTACAGGTTTACCATCATACTCAGAAGATGTTGTCATCTATGGCGCAGCCTTCCGTATGGTTTCATTCTTAGACCCATCACGCCTTGGTCCACAATCTGCAGCAGCAGATATTTTTGATGGCGTAACACCAGTAGGTTCTGGACAGAACGCTTCCAGATTCCTATACAACATTTACCAACAGCGTTTAAATGAAGTAGCGGACAACCAGCGCCGTCAACATCCACTTCGTTCCCACTACCAGAGATAAGGCAGACAAATGGCAGCAGGCGACCCAGGCTCCCCAGCGCGGTACTACTCCTCAACAGCAGTTGAAACCGCACTCGGTTCATCAATTCCCGCACAATCACAGGGACAAGCAAACACTTCGTTTATCGTTGGCTCCATCTCTGGTTTCCCAACTAGTTACCCATACACACTTATTGTTGACCCAGATACATCTAAGGAAGAAGTTGTCACTGTAACCGCTGGTAGCGGAACAACACTTAGCGTAACTCGTGGCTCTGACAATACACAGGCTGTAGCCCACTCTGCTGGTGCTGTCGTAAGACATGGTGTTTCAGGTCGTGACTTCCGTGAGTCAGAGAATCACATTGCTGCTCGTGGTTATGACATTGACCAGACAATTCTTCTTGCTGCTGACCAGACACATGTTCACGGTATTGCAACTGGCGATGGTGTCATCGTTGGCACTCTTAAAGAACAGACACTAACACGCAAGACTCTTACAACACCAACGATTGCTGGCGCTACCATCAGTGGAGCAGTGACTTCAACTGCCACTATCACTGGCGGAACAGTTACCTCTGCAACCATAACAAGTTCTACTATTTCAACTAGCACATTTACTGGTTCGTTTACAGCATCTGCTGCAACCTTTGTAAGCCCTACCATTTCAGGTAGCCCAGTCATTACTGGTCTTTCATCTGCTGGAATGAGTTCATCTTCTGCAACACCTAAATCTTATGTTGATGCAATCCTTGTACTACAAGAAGCATCGGCTGCATCATCTGCAACTAGCGCATCTATGGCAGCAGCCTCTGCAACAAGTGCTGCAACCAGTGCAACAAGTGCTGCTGCTTCGGCTGCAACTGCTGCTGCATCTGTCGCAACAATCGCAGGGTATGCAACCTCTGCTGCTAACAGCGCAACTGCTGCTGCAACAAGTGCTACTAGCGCTGCAGCAAGTGCAACGGCTGCAGCAACAAGTGCTGCTTCTGCTGCTGCTTCTACATCTGCTGCTGCAGCATCCGCTGCTGCTGCTGCTACATCAGCAACAAGCGCATCTGCATCAGCAACCGCTGCAGCCACAAGCGCAACATCTGCTGCTTCATCGGCAACGGCTTCTGCTACATCTGCATCTGCTGCTGCTACTTCTGCTACTTCTGCAGCAGCATCTGCAACAGCAGCGGCTACATCTGCAACAAGCGCAGCAGCAAGTGCTACATCAGCAGAGGCTGCTTGGGATTCTTTTGATGACCGTTACCTTGGTCCAAAGTCAACACCACCTACAGTGGACAATGATGGAAACCCATTAACCAACGGCGTTATTTATTACAACACTACAGATTACAACATGTATGTCTGGAATGGTGGAACTTCGACTTGGCAGGTCTTTACAACTACTGGAGATATAACCGCAGTAGTAGCAGGAAATGGATTGCAAGGTGGGGGAACATCTGGCAGTGTAACTCTAGGACTTGATACAAACGCCAAGGGTGATTTGATTGTCGGCACAGGCGCAGACAGTTCTGCAATTCTTACAGTGGCATCAACCAATGGTTATCTACTATCTGTAGCAAGTGCAACCACTACTGGATTGCAATGGATTGCTGCTCCATCAGGCGGAAGCCAAGTTAAGATTGACGGTGGCGCTGCTGCAACTTATGATTTCATTGACTTTGATGGAATGGGTACAAGTACAGCAACAACTGGAACTGTTGTAGTTTCACCAATCACAGTAACAGATGCTGACCCAGGAAAAAGAATTTATGTTGGAACAACAACTCCATCATCTCCAGAAACAGGCGATGTATGGATTGATGAGTCTAGCGAAACAGACCCAGACCTACGCACTATGACACTTATGGGAGCATACTAATATGGCAGTCAAAAGATATAACGGAACCTCCTGGGATACTGTCGCAGGGTTAGGCGCTCAAGGAGCAGCAGCAACTTCCTCAAGTATTACTACTTGGGTAAAGACTGCATCAGGTGGCGAGACATCACTAACTGGTAGCAGCGACTCATCTACAACTCTTGCCTACACTCCAGGGCAGGAACAATTCTTTATCAACGGCGTACTGCAAGTACGCGGTTCTGATTACACAGCAACCAATGGTACATCTATCACTGGTATATCAGCGCTTACTGCTGGAGACATTGCAACTGTTACTACAGTCAATGCCTTCTCTGTAACTGGAGCAGTACCACTATCTACAGTTACTGCTAATGGTGACTTGATTGTTGGTACATCTGCTGGAGCAGTAGGTCGCCTAGGTGTTGGTTCAACTGGTCAACTATTGACTGTATCAGGTGGTGTTCCTACTTGGGCTGCTGCTCCTGCAAGCGGTGGTATGACAGTAATTGCAAGCGGAACATTAAGTAGCACAGCAGTTGTATTATCTTCAATTCCGCAGACATACAAGCATTTGCAATTAGTAATGTGGAATACCACAATGTCTAATAATGATGGCTGGTCAATTCGATACAACTCAGTTACTAGCAATTATATTCGTTCATCTTATGGACAAAACGGCGCAACTAGCGTAAATGGTTCTGTAATAAATGACAATGGATTTTATTTTGGCAACGGTGCAGCAGACCCACTCTTTAATAATTCTTTTAATCATTGGGTACTTGATATCTACGATTACACAAATACAACAGGTGCTATTGCTGCTCGTGGAAATGGTACTTACTTTAACACATCAAGTGCGTATTCAACTTACCAAGCCGCATATTCTAACACTGCAACAGCAGCGGCAATTACATCACTTACCTTAAAATCAGGTGGTGGCTCATTTACACTTGCAGGTAACTACATACTTTACGGAGTAAACTAATATGAGACCAGAAATTACTATTGTTAATCTTGAAACAGGCGAAGAAATTGTGCGTGAAATGAACGATGAAGAATTTGCACAATATGAAATTGATGTTGCTAATCACAATGCTAAAATTGAAGCACAGGCTCAAGCCGAAGCAGATAAAGCAGCAGCCGAGGCTAAACTAGCAGCACTTGGTTTGACAGCAGATGACCTTAAAGCACTTGGACTAGGGAGTAACTAATGACACGCAGTAGAGATGTAGCAGATACACAGGATAACTCTGGTGGTGCAGTACCTCCTATAACTGCTGGTAAGAACGCTATCATTAATGGTGGGTTTGATATCTGGCAGCGTGGCACTTCAATAGCGCAAGCAGGTGGATTCAGTTATAGCGCAGACCGCTGGGTTTCTGCTCGAAATGGTTTTGATGTTGGCACGACTATGAGTCGTCAATTAACAGGTGACACAACTAATCTGCCATTTATCCAGTATTGCGGACGAGTGCAACGCAACAGCGGCACAACAGCCACGACGGGAGTTTTCTTTTCACAAAGCATTGAGAGCATCAACTCAATTCCATTTATGGGCAAGACAATTACATTTTCTTTCTATGCTCGCGCAGGTGCTAACTACTCCAGCGCATCAAATGCTTTGACAGTTAAGGTAGATACAGGCACAGGCACAGACCAAAGCATCATTAACACTTGGACAGGTGGCGCAAGTGCTATTGGTGGAAATCAAACAGCAACGCTAACTACTACTTGGCAACGCTTTACATACACAGGCACAGCCTCAGCAAGTGGAACGCAATTAGGATTTTATTTTAGTTACACGCCAGTAGGAACAGCAGGTGCAAATGATTGGTTCGAGGTTACAGGCGTACAACTAGAAGTAGGCTCAGTAGCCACACCATTTAGCCGTAATGCTGGAACAATTCAAGGAGAATTAGCCGCTTGTCAATACTATTTTAATCGTCTTGCTGGTGAAGGAACTTATCAACAAATATCTAATGGACAATGTTGGTCGTCAACTGATGCAATGGCTACAGTTAACTATCCAATAATGCGCGTTGCTCCTACTATTACTTATTCGACTGCAAGTTTTTTTAGTTTGCAAAATGCAACAAACACAGAAGTAGCAATCACGGCATTGGCTTCTTACAATATAAGAAAAACATCATATAAACCTAATATGACCGTTGCCTCAGGATTGGTTGCAGGCAATGCAACTTTATTTCAAACAAGAAGTACAGGAACTGTTGGAACACTAGACCTAAGTGCGGAGTTGTAATATGTATGAATTAGTAGAAAATCCTCTTGGCTCATTTATTCGCAAGACTAATGCAGATGGTGGTGAGTCACATATTCCTATTGACCCAGCAAATGCTGACTACCAACGCTACTTGGCTTGGTTAGAAAATCCAGAAGCGGAACAATCCACACCGAACCTTCCAAACTAACAACAACGAAAGGTAGTAACTAATGGCTACAGTAAGTAAAGTGCTGGCTCGTACAGCAGCAGCAACAACAAGCACAACAGTGTACACAACACCTGCTGGAACTACAGCAGTGATAACTAACATTGTTATCTGCAACCCAACAACATCAGCAGTAACTGCTAGCGTATTGCTTAATGATATTGACCTACTAGGGTCAGTAGCAGTATCAGCAAACTCGTCAGCATTTTTTGACCTAAAGCAGGTATTGCCTGCAAACCAAACAATCAAAGGAAGCGCATCATCTACATCAGTTGACTTCCATATTAGCGGAGTGGAGATTAACTAATGTCATCTAGCGTATTTCCCGTACCATTCTCAGGTATTCAAGAAACACTTATTGATGCTAAAGGTGATTTAATTTCGGCACTTGCAGCCGATACGCCTGCTCGTCTAGCCGTAGGAAGCAACAATCAAGTACTTACTGCAGACTCATCAACAAGCACAGGACTTAAATGGGCAACACCAGCACCAGGTGGTATGACTTTAATTACAACAACTTCATTTAGTGGTGCAACTACTGCAAATATAGATAACATTTTTAGCAGTACTTATACTACATATAAAGTTATTATTTCAAAATGGAATACATCAGGCAATACATTAGTTTTGCGATTGCGATATGGTAGCACTACTTTTACAAATGCAAATTATTATGGTTCATCAACGGGTATTAATAGCAACGGTACAGTTAATACACAATTAGCATCTGCTGCTACCAGTATGACTTTAGGTTTTGATGGTCAAACAGGTCAAAGCGTTTGTGATTTAACTTTTCACGATGTTGGAACAAGTGCAATTCAACCTGCTTGGACGGGTCAATGGATGGGTCACGGAAATTATTCTCAATTAATTGGAGGACAATTAAATGCTAATTTTCAAACTATCACAGGTATTCAATTATTGTCTGCCTCTGGAAATGTCAGTGGCACAGTTAGCGTATATGGATTGGCAAAATAATGACTAGAGATGAAATAATTGCAGACCTCAGAGAAAAAAATCCTGTAATGAAATCAGGAAATGATACTGACGGTTATGTTGAATTTACTGCTGAAGAATATGAAGCCCAAATAAATGAGTGGGCTGATTGGGTTGAAGCGGATATAAAAGCAAAAGAAGATGCTGAAAAAGCAGCAGTTAAAGCCGCTACTGACAAAGCAGCACTACTTGCTCGTCTTGGTATGACTGCTGACGAAGCGAAGTTACTGCTTTCTTAATATCTACGCCTGAGCATGCGTTTAAACTGCTCAATTACTTTTCTAACTAAGGAGACATAGTGGCAAGTCGCCCACCTGATATATCCGAGCGCGTGATAATTGACCTGTCTGGTCGGACCGCTACTTACTATGACCCAACCACCTACAAGTTTGATGTGGCTATTGGTGGCATGCCATTCATCTATGCCATCACAGACCAGACTCCATACAAACGACAGACTGCAGAGTTTAGAACTCAGCGCTTTGACAATGCCCGTGACCCAGGTGAGCAATCACTATCTGGTTCAGGCTACTGGATTCGCTCGCAGTCATCCTTCCACTTAGGTGGTGGCATCACATACCAGGAGCCTATTGTTGGCACACCTGATGAGGTTAAGTTTCAGTTCTTTGACTCAGTAGGAATTGACCCATGGACACCAGGACAGTTGCAACTGCTCCACTCAACATCATTATCACAGGCATCCACTGCTCGCTCTGGCGTGTTCTCAACCATCATTAGTGGTATTGAGTATCTCGTCAAGGTGACTGGCTCAGCAGCCGTTACAGCCCGCGTGACTCTTACTACTACCGCTGGCACAACAACAACAGTTATTAACAACACCCAAATCACAGAAGAAATTCTCTATGGCACCATGGGTGGTAACGATTTAATGCTGGTTACACCTACAAAGGTATGGCGTTATTCGTTTGATGCAGTCAGCCCTGCGCTACATCAAGACTACGCCATCAATACAGCCAATGCTACCTCTGCATTTATTGCCTATGTAAAGCAACGCTTTATGCTTGCCTTTACAGACACAGCCAGAAACACATTCGTCTATGAGTTGGTACGCAACACAGGCTCAAGCATTAACATCAGTACACTTACCGCTGTAAACGGAAGTAGTACCTTGCCTATTGGATTTAGATTCATGGGTATTACAGAGTCTAGCGCTGCTATCTATGTTGGTGGATTCTCAGGTGATGAAGGCTTAGCCCTTAAAATTGCTGTAGATACCGCAGGTTCCCTTACAACTATGACAACTGTACTTGTCTTGCCACGGGGCGAAAAACTTACATCCCTATATGGATACCTTGGTACTTTTGTTGCTGTTGGTACAAGTAGAGGTGTGCGTATTGCGATTGCAGATGCCGAAGGTAATCTGTCTTACGGTCCATTGGTTTATGAATCTGACTATGATATCTATGCCTTTACTGCAAGCAATGAGTTTATCTATGCTGGTGTCAATAGCGAAGTAGATGGATACTCAGGACTTATCCGAATCAACCTTGGTGCGCCACTAAGTAGTGGCAAGTATGCCTACGCAAAAGATGTTTATGCATCAGGAGTTACTGGTGCTGTATGGTCCATTGCTACATTTGCTAATGACCACAAAGCATTTACTGTTGAGAACTCTGGACTATGGGTTGAGTCCCAGACTAACTTTGTTGAGTCTGGTGAAATTACAACAGGCATTATCCGCTTTGATACCTTTGAAAACAAAGCATGGAAGCGTATTAAACTTCGCCTTGAAGATGTACTGCAAGGTGACATAGATATGTTCCGTGTTATTGACGGTGTTGACATAGCCTTCCAGACAGTTCCAGAAGGAACAACAGCAATCTATGACTATGACTTGGCATCGGTATTCGGAGAAGTTACAGCCGAAGCACAGTTCAAGTTCCGTCTAAACAGAAATGATACTGACCCTACAAAGGGCGCAATCATCTACGGATACTCAGTCAAGGCGCTACCTACTCCTACTCGCGCTCGCGTACTACAGATTCCTATCTTCTTGTTTGACAAAGAGACAGATAGAAACCGACAGATTGTTGGCTACGATGGCTATGCACTAGCCCGCCTTCAAGCCCTTGAGCAACTAGAAGCACAAGGTGAAACTGTCATCATCCAAGACTTTACTGCAGGCGGAGAGCCTACAGAATCTATTATCGAACAAGTTACATTTACAAGAACAACTCCACCACAGGCAGGCTTCTCTGGCTACGGAGGAATTGTTACCGTTGTTGCTCGTACCGTTGTCTAAAATATAAGGAAAATAAATGACTCCTGCTGAGTGGGCTGGTATAGCCGTATCCGTAATGACCTTAATTGCTGGCTTTAGTGTTGCAGTTAGATGGTTAGTAAAACATTATCTCTATGAACTGCGCCCTAATGGAGGTGGAAGTGTTAAAGACCAAGTCAATCGCCTTGAGGCTCGTGTTGATGACATCTATCGTATTCTCTGCGAGCGCACTGAGTAGTTGCGGTTATCAAGGATGGGTGAGATACCCATGCCAAGAGTACGAGAACTGGAATAAGCCTGAGTGTAATCCTCCTCAGTGCTTACCTACTGGCACCTGTACTAAAGACATTCTTCCAGGAGTATTAGATGAACCCAAGAAATAAGTTAAGCCCAGAAGAACTACACGCACGACTGATTGTAACTATCGGAATCATACTTGCCATTGTGTTTGCTGGTTCTGTATTTGCACTGCTGTATGCATTGCTATTTATTACCCAACCACTAGGAGAACAGGCACCTAACGATGCTGCATTTATTGACCTTGTTAGTACCCTTTGCGTGTTTCTTACTGGTTCTCTTGCTGGCGTACTTGCAGGAAATGGATTGAAATCTAAACCGAAAGAAAAAAAGGATGAGTAATGAAACCTGTAGTCAAGAAAGCCACACCTGCTGCCCTTGCTGTTCTCAAGCAAGCAACGGCTATAGCACCAACTCGCAAGAAGGCAAGCGATGGTCTGCTTCCCAGTGCTGCTCATATCAAAGCAAGTCCTAACTCTGACCACAACACAGGACTTGCAGTTGATTTAACGCACGACCCTAAGAAGGGAATTAATTGTGTTGAAATTTTTGAGAAACTTAAAGAGGATAAGCGTGTTAGTTATCTTATCTTCCAAGGCAAAATCTGGTCTAAGGAAAAGGCTAAGCAAGGAAACAGGAAGTACACAGGGTCTAATCCTCACAACAAGCATCTGCATATTTCTATTGAACCCGCTATGGCTACCGATACTTCTCCGTGGTTTTGGTGGATAAGTCAACCTAAGATTGTTAATCAAGTAATCGCAAAAGTTGTACCTGCCCCTGCTAAGAAGGCATACACAACAGAAGTTTGTACATGTTGCAAGTTGCACGGTACAAAAAAATAAGGAGGAAACAATGGAACAATTTAAGCAACTCGGACTGACATGGTTCCGTGCTGCGGCATCTGCTGCGGTAGCACTTTACCTTGCTGGCGAGACGGACCTTAAGACATTGGGTGCTGCAGCCCTCGCAGGCTTTGCAGGTCCACTACTTAAGTGGCTTGACCCATCCGCAACTGAGTTCGGTCGAGGCTCCAAGTAATGTATTAAGACACAAAGAAACCCCCGCGCTAGAGAAATCTAGTTAGCGGGGGCTTTTTTGTTTTTCCTTAACCGCTTCCCCTACAGTTAAGAAACCTATCCGCCTGTCTTATAGAATCCTGGTCCATTAAAATGTACTGCAGGTGGCGTGTACACACGGACTGTATCACCGCCACACAAAGTACACTTAGGTGGAACATGACTCTCGCTGATGGCGAGTAGCATTTCTGATACTACACCACAAGTTGTGCATTTGAAGTCATACTTCGGCATCTTTATCCACCAAACAAGGAGCAGTAAGCAAAGCGCCACAGGCGCTACACTCGGCATTTAAACCGTACATTGAAATTTCATAGTCATCAAAGGTGGCATAAATAATAAATACTTTTTCACCACATGGGCAAGCATGAGTAGGCAAACCTCTATAGTTAGCCTTTGCTTCTGGCTTACGCCAGAGCCTTCTTATACTTAACCCGTTCCACACGAACAGGAGTTTAATCATATAGAAAGAATTCGCAACGCGCCACGCCGATGAATTACAACCGTGTCGTTTCTGAATAGGAGAGACATTGTGTAGTAGTCTCCTCTATTGAAAGGAAGTAACATGACACTAGAAGAAAAGACGGGGAAGAACTATATCTCCCACAGCGCCATGTCAACATGGCTTAACTGTGGTTGGTCGTTCTATCTCACTCGTGTGCAGAAAGTGCAGGAGAACCCATCCTACTGGCTGGTAGGTGGCAAGTCTTTGCATGAGGGTACAGAAGTTTATGATGCCCTGAAACCAGGAGAAGCGTTTGATGCAAGCGATGTCTTTAGACAGCGCTGGATTGAGAACTACAAACTTGCAGACAATGGCATGCCGTTCCGTGCTGGTGGTCGCAAGACAACTGCATATCCAAACAAAGAAGATGCTACTTGGTGGCTAGACAATGGACCCAAGATGCTTGACTTCTGGGTACAGTTCCGTGAGGTTGGTGGGTACACACTGTACGAACTAGCCGATGGAGCCAAGGCTGTAGAAACAGAACTTAATACAGAAGTTGGTGGCGTAAATATCAAGGGCTTTCTTGACCGCTTGATGGTGTCACCAGACGGAGAACTGACGGTCATTGATATTAAGACATCAAGCAAACCACCAGTTACATACACCCAGTTGGGTACCTATGCAATCCTTGTTGAAAAGATTTTGGGAGTACGCCCAACCAAGGGTGCATACTGGATGGCTCGAACAGGTGAGATGACAGAACCTGTAGAGTTAGACCACTACACTGAGAATCGCTTGGCTGCACATGTCAAGGGATTTAAGATTGCAGTTGATAACAATATCTTCATACCTCAACCAGGGTTTATGTGTGGTACTTGTTCAGTCAACCACGCATGCTATGCAGTAAACGGAAAGAACTCACATCTATACCCAGAACTAGGAGAATCAAATGAGTAACACTGAAAACACACCAATCCAGATTAACTGGAAAACCAAGAAGGATGGCATGCTCATCAACCTTCGTGCATCATCAGGTGCAGAACTTGATTTGCTGATTGATGAATTAAGTCAGAGACTTGCTACATTGGTTGACCTTGAAGCAACAACTGAATCAATGGCTCGTGCAGCAGGGGCAACTAGCACAGTTGCAGATTCATTTCCTGGCGCACAGGTAGTTAACCAAGGTGCAGTACAACGACCAGCACCAACAGCATCAGTTCCAGGACAAGCACCTGAGTGTGCATGTGGTGGTGGACCAATGCGCTTTGTTGCAGCAGGTATCTCTAAGTCAACAGGCAAGCCATACCGTGCCTTCTATGCATGTCCTAAGCCACAAGGTCAGGCTTGCTCACATAAGGCACAGCCATAATCCATGCGCCTTCTATCCCGTGCTATCAAGACTGCATCGCAGGGCGGAGCCACGCTTCCAACAGTGTGGCAAACCCTTGCAGCACAGCAGATAGCAATTAGACGGGGTGAAGTCAGCATGATTGCAGGACCACCAGGCGCAGGTAAATCAACACTTGCCTTATCTCTTGCAGTACATGCTGGTGTTCCTACCCTATACATTTCAGCAGACACACACTCACACACGATGAGTTTGCGATTGCTTGCAATGCTTACTGGTAAACCACAGAACGAAGTTGAACCGCTGATGGAAATGGATAGGGAGTGGGCAGGGCAGATGCTTAAGTCTGCCGACCACATCCTTTGGGAGTTTGATTCAGCACCTTCGCTTAAAGATGTAGAGGATGCAGTCCTTGCAAGTCGTGAGCGTTTAGGTAGAGATGTTGAACTGATTGTTCTTGACAACGCAGTTGATGTAACCATTGATGGACAGGATGAGTACGGCGGACTACGCACACTCATGCGTGAACTCAAGTGGTGGGCTAGAGATACTGGCGCTGCAGTTGTCGTTTGCCATCACACCAGTGAAGGTGTCCCTGGTAATCCTTGCCCGCCACGCTCTGCGTTGCATGGAAAGATTGCCCAGACTCCTTCTTTGATACTCACAGTACACGGACAGATAGCATCTATGGGTGTGTGTGCAGTTAAAAATAGATACGGACCAGCCGATGCCATGGGTGGCTCACCTGTGTGGTTGTCCTACGACCCTGCAAGTATGCAGATTTTGGACTTAATACAACAATGAATAAATGGCAACTAAGAGTAGTTGAAAATCACGGTGACATAAAAGGTAGCGCCTCAGCAGAGGAATTATCTGTGCCAACTAAGACACTATTCGATGACATACAAGCGCAGTTGAAATACATACCAAAGAATTTTTCATGGACAGTAGGGTGGAAGTCTTATGTTTGGCAGGAAGAAGAAACGGGTAACCTCAAAGACCTATCAGAGGATGAGTACACAACACTCCTTAATGAAGGAGTTGTCGCTTACACCAGAGATGTTGACGGAAGCAGTGATGAAAGCAAAGTTAACACCTCAAATGAAGGAGACAATACTCAGTGAACTTCCAGAGTTTATGGAACATATTGATGAGGCGACAAGAAAAATCTTCGACCCTTCCGCAGTATGGCTGGAGTGCTTACAGTTTGCTGATTATGTTAGCCAAATGGCTCAACACCTCCTCGACAACCACGGACCAGAATGTACAGAACAAGTCGGAATCAACCTGAAAATCATGGCTGACTCGTGGAAAGATTTAGCCGAAGGTTCAATGGAAGTACTCGACCAATCAGAAAAGGTATTTGATAATGGCGCATAGTAATAAAGAAACTTTATCTGTTATCTGGTGTGACAATGGAAACACAGATGGCAAGTTCACAGAGGGCTTGGTGTACAGCATCATCACTGGTGATGTCCCATTCCACAATGCTATTCGTGTGCAGGGTAATCAGATTGCACGCCAACGACAGGCTGCCTTTGAGATGTGGAACAAGGTTGGTACTGACTGGGCGCTATGGGTTGACTCTGACATCGTACTTACTAAGGAAGTTGTCAAGACCCTATGGGACACCGCTGACAAGATTGCTCGTCCAGTTGTAAGTGGCGTGTACTTTATCTCTAAGCAGATGGAGAACACATTGATGATGCCTATGCCTGCCATCTTTGATGAGGGTGTGAATGAGTACGAGATTAAACATCACCACCCACTGCCACGCAATCAAGTCATCAAGGTTGACAGCGCTGGCTTAGGTTTGGTCTTAATGCATAAGTCTGTTATCAAAGCATTGCATGACAAGTTTGGTGAGAAAGACTTTGTGTTTGCTGAGAATAGTGCAAGCGGTGAGCAGTTCATTGGTGAGGACATCGCCTTCTTCCGCAAGGTTAAAGCAGCAGGCATACAAGTCTATGCAAATACATCAGCCTTGGTAAAGCACATGAAGCGCTTTGCTTTAGATGATGGGTACTACAACCTGTATTGGGCATCAGTAGAAATAGCAGAGAGGAGAGAGCGTGAGCAGTCAGCAGATGGCAAACAAGCGTAGAGGTGCAGGCTGGGAGATAGACCTGGCAGACTTCTTTGTTGAGTTAGATTACGAAGCACAACGCCTACCTCGCGCTGGGCGTAACGACATTGGTGATGTCTTTCTTAAGACAGCAAATGATTCTTATGTCATTGAAGCCAAGGCACCACGGCGTGATGGTCGCATTGACCTATCGGGTTGGTTGCGTGAGGCAGACATTGAAGCAGAGAACTACCGCTTGTCAAAGAGATTACTACTAGCACCATCACCATTGGTAATTATCAAGGCAAGTAACAAGGGAACAGGTGATGCTTATGTTGTTCAAAGGCTCAGCAATGTCCTCCCAAAACTCTAAGCATGACATCGTTAAAGTCTTAGAGCATTACGGATTTACTATACCTGTCAGAACTGGATGGGTAACAGTCCGCTGTGCCTTTCACAATGACAAAGTTAAGTCAGCCCGACTCAACATTGATAAGGGTGGCTTTAGATGTTTCGCCTGTGACATGGCAGGAGATGTGTACTCATTGATTATGAAGAAAGAAGGAGTCAAGTATGGCGAGGCTGTCAAAATCGCAGAGAGAATTACTGGCGAAAGCCACGGAGAACTACGAGCAAAGCCTAGCAGAGGTTCTTCCGTATCTGGAGAGTCGCGGTATAACGGAAGCAACGGCGCGTATGTTCCGCCTCGGCTTCGTGGCGAATCCTGAGACGGGACATGAACCTTACTCAGGTAAGTTGGCTATCCCTTACATCACACCATCGGGTGTCATTGACATACGCTTCCGCAGTTTAAGCAATGACAGTGGACCGAAGTATCTCTCTCGCCCTGGTGCAACCACACACATCTTCAATGTCATGGCATTACAAACTGATGCTGATGTTCTCGTAATTTGTGAGGGAGAGATTGATACAATTATCGCAACACAAGTAGGGTTCGCAGCAGTCGGGTTGCCAGGTGCTAATAACTGGAAGCCATTCTACTCACGGGTATTGGCTGACTGGGAAAAGATTATGTTGTTCTGTGATGGTGACAATGCAGGTAGAGAGATGGCGAAGAACATAACACGAGAGTTAGACAATGTGTTCCCTGTGTTCATGCCAGACAACTGTGATGTCAATGATGTTTACCTACAAGAAGGGGCAGAAGGCTTACGCAAACGCGTTGGGTCTTAAGACATGGTTAAAAATTCCAGTTTTGATTTAGATTTTGGGTACGGCAGAAAGGGTGAGAAGTTAGTAGAAGAACTCCTTACCGAAGGCAAGACTGTAGAGGTTAAGCGTGACCGCAAGTGGTGGGTTACTAATAATCTTTACATTGAAGTTGAGTGCTGGTACATGAAGTCTAAATCATGGGAACCATCAGGTATTATGGTTACTGAGGCTGCTTACTGGGCGTTTGTATTGGAACAAGGTGTACTCATGGTACCTACAAGCCATGTGTTGTATGCCATCAAAGAGTTTGGGCGTGAGATTACATGTGAGATACCCCCGAATAAGAGTAAGGGATACCTCATAACAGTAGATGATTTACTCACGGCAATGCGGAAGTTAAAGAATGAGAAGGTGGAAACAGTAGATGGATAAGCAAGACGAGGTATGGGATGTGATTTATTCTGTCGCAAGACAGATAGCCTCTCGTTCAGGTCGCATCCATCGTGGGTTAGTAACTACTGATGACATGTACCAACACCTATCTTTGTGGGCGCTGGAACATTGGCACAAGATAGAGCAGTGGCAACAGGAGGAGAGTCTTAAGTACAAGTTGCGTAAGACCTTCTTCAATGAAGCACAGAAGTATGTGGCTAAGGAGAGACAGAGAACATCGCGTTCTCCTATGTCAGATACTTTCTACTATTCACACGAGGTATTGCATGAACTATTGCGTGATGTGTGGACACACGAGGGATGGTCAGATACTCCTGACTTAAGTAATGAGTTTGTTACTCGTTCGACCAAGCCAAGTGAGGGTGGCAATCGCATGGCGTTGCTATCAGATGTTATGGCTGGGCTAGAGAAACTATCAGAAGTAGATAGAGAGTTACTTAAGATGCGCTATCACGCAGGTGGTATGGAGTTAGGTGCAATGGCTGAGACTTATGGCACAACAGAGGAAGCAATGCGTAAGAGAGTCAAGCGTGCATTGACTAAGTTACAAGACAGACTTGGTGGAGAGCAACCAGTATGGAACAGGCGTAAGCGCAGTAATGCACAAGCACGAGAGGAAGTAAGGAACAATGACTAAGAAAAAACTAATACGGATTATAGTATTGATTGAGTTTGTACTTTTAATTATGTTGATTAAGTTAGCGATGGGTGACTCATGATTATTGGACTAAGTGGATACGCACAATCAGGCAAGGACAGCACGGCAGAATTGTTGTGTCTTAATTACGGCTATCGCCGTATCGCTTTCGCTGACCCTATGCGTGAGGCTTTACTGAGATTGAATCCTAAGTTGGATAGCATCACACACATAGCCCATCGTGTTGATGACTATGGCTGGGATGTAACTAAGCGTGACCCAGAGGTGCGCCGTCTATTGCAGGTACTAGGTACAGATGTTGGGCGCAAGATGTTTGGTGATGACTTCTGGATTAAGATTTATTTC